CCGCTGCCGCGAGACGATAGATCGATTGAAGTCGTTTATACGCGGGATAGGTCGCTACGTACGGACAATTACGTGATGAATTCACGCCGAACGAAATCATATTCGCGTGTGTATCGCGCTTGAACTGATAAACGATGCCGCCTTTCTGCGCGTCGATCGCGATATATGATCGCATGAACGATTCCCAAGCGGCGGTATTGGTAGCGTCAGAATAAGGATTTATAATGACGTTATACCAGTCATCACCGATTACGTCGATCACGTCCTGAACATCAGGATCTACCGTTCCCGCGACGGACGTCTCAGCCGACACCATAATACCGGCTGGCACCTGCTCGCCTTCGTTCGCGCACACGCGAAGGTCCATGTCGCCGGCGGCGACACCCGCGTTATTGCTGGTCTCGCGAAACGTCGTCGTGGTGACGACGGACGCAACACCGGGAATAAGATCACTCTTTTCGTTCGCAAGATCAACAGCAGCGGACACAATGTCGCCGCCTGTGTCGCCAACGCTTACCGGCACCGCGACGCGGATGCCGTCGCAATAGATCGGAAGCTCACCGTCCTCGGTCGCGGTACCCGCGATCGTGATCGAGTGCGTTGATTTGGTTGCGCCTTGCTCGTCCGCGATTCCTATAAACGTCGTGTCTACGTTGCGCGCGTTTCGAAAATACGTCCGAGCCGTGTTCGCGAGCATGGATCCATTACCAGATTTAAGCGCAACTTCGGCGGCCGAGTTTGCTCGATACTTTTCGAGGGCGGCCACAGTTCCGGCTGCGACACGTTGACCGAGCACCAGCACGCGGATCGGCATTTTAGACGAACCCGCGTTTGCACGCGATGAATCGAAGTCCATCGCGATCGTCGGAATAATCACATTGTCAGGAACACCAGTCATTGATCACCTCCGTTCGAATTTCCATCCGGAGCGACAGGCACGGCCGGCGCTGACGCGCTGATCAACGATCCTTCGGCAATGCGCCGGCGAATGAACGTACTGTTCGGAACACTCCGCCCGGCCGACGGAATGCGAACGTTGTTCGCGTCGTAAACGACGAGGTCCGGCGACGCTGGTTTAACAAACAATCTTGTTTCTTTCACTGGATACCTCCGCTGATCAAGGTCGGATCTATAGTAGCTTCTGTCCATCCGACGCGATTTATGCCTATCAAAAAGGCGTAAAACTCCGCCCACTGTTCCGACACCTTGTGGTCCCACTGCACACCTAAACGAAATGCAATTTCCGACACTGACACCTGTGCACCCGACTCCAAATCTTGCACGTCGAAGTCTGTGGTTTCTTCAACGCTGAACATCAAGAGACCCGGGCTATCGTCGTCTGGATCATAGCCCGGCAGTAGTTTAGAAAACCATCTATCATTAGCCATCGCATCCGACACAGACTCGCACAGCGCATCGTGAATGAGCACGCCCGGACAGTCGTCGCGCTGCGCATCGGCGACGTCAGAAGTTACGACCGTAACCCAAAGCGTGATCTCTTCTTTATATGTTTTTGGATAAGATTCATTGCCGACGATGATCATCTTCTTTCCCGACGCCAGACTAAGACTAATCGCCGGAAGTTCGGTCTCCAAAAGACGCGCTACGCTGCGATTGTGAAACACACGACTCGACACAGCGCACGAGTTTTTAAACAGCGCTTGTGCGTATAGACGAATCGCGCTTCGTCGTGATACGTCAGTCACGTTTACACCTCAGCATTAACCCCATCACGCCGACACCATCGTCGTCGATCGCGTCGACGTAGTAATTTATTCCGTCTACGCGAACGACATCAGTCTTGAGCAGATCAGCAAAAAGAACGACTCGCGTGAGAATCAATTTTTCAACCGGATAATTCCCGCGAGCGCGCCCACCGTCGGCCTCGACTAAATCGCGCTCAAACATACCTCGATAGGGTTTCCACACACGCGCCACGCTGTGATAGATCGTCACTGATCTACAAAACTCGCCTTCTCCGAAAAATACATCTTTTAGGTCGTCGTCGAGATCTTGATCGAAATCATTGCGCGCACGGTGCCCAACGGACGGCGGCGAGGCGAGACTTCCGTCTGTGAGCGTATCATTTATTAGAACATCTTGTGCCATGCCTCACCCATACAGAATACCATCGTCGGCCCACGTTACGACGATGTCGTCGCCGTCCGGCGTAACCGGTAAGTCGTCGCTTGAGTCCTCGTCGATGTAGGCCAACAAAAAGCATTTACTCAAATCATTGTCATTGACGAATACCACCACGGCACCGCCCACCAAATCATCATTATCGACATTAACAAACACGCAGGCGTCCGCTCGAATCGACATACTGTTTGAATCGATGTACACGCCGGTCAACACAGTAGTGGACAAAATAGCAGCGTCGATCAGATCGTCAAAAGTCTCGTGGGCGTCGGCGTCGACGCTGTACACATCGGTGTCAACGAGCACCGCCGCGAGCTGCGCGGATCGAAAATCTATCTCTCCTTGCAGTATCGCTAAGCGGCCTCTTTTATATCTGATCGACATTGCGTTTAATCAACTACCTTTAATCATCATTCGTATCGTCCAAGGGCGACACAATCGCGGCGGCTTTGGCAATCAGCGCCGTGATCTTATTCGCCGGCACGCCTACCAAGCCCTTGAGATCGCCGCGCTGCGATATGGCAAGATCTTCGATCGTTTTTATGCCGCGCTTAGCTAAATCTCGCATCGTGTCGATCGACAGACCGAGAGCCGCTGACAACTGGTCGACAGCAGCACCGGGCGCTTCGACGTCCGAGAGAAAACGAATAACCTCGGCCTTGCCCTGCTTCGACATTCGCTCGGCAACGTCGTCTGCGACATCCTGCAGCGAGCCGGCCAAGCATAGCTTGGCGGTGCTTCCAACTTTTCTCCACAGCGTTTTTAACAGTCTCACTTTCATAGCGACTCCTTTTTGACTACTCTTCAACTGCGCCAACGGTAGCACATACGACGCTCTCCGGCTGATGGTGGCCTACGAGCGGCGACGACTCCATGGCCAAATATTTTTTGGAGTGATCGAGCTCCTCATATCGATACGGAAAGCGCGTTCCACGGAAGCCCGGAGCGGCGAAATTGTTAATCCTGCCATAATGCATTTGCATGTTCATAGCCGTGTGCGCCAGTACCACCGAATACGCGTTCATGTACGGTATTTGAGAAATCGCGCCGTTCACAACTTTTTCGTAGATACCTTGGTACGAATAAACGTCCAGCGATACGCCGACTCCGACGAGGTGCCCTAGGTAGGTAGCACGGCGATCATCGCCTAAATATTGCTGCACCAGCGTGTAGCCCTGAACATTTTTAAGATCCAACTTTTTGAGAATTCCCGCGTTGCGCAAAAAACAAGCGGCGGCGAGGTCATCCATGAGCATAACGTTGGGAGTCATCGCGCCCTTATTCGCCGGGAGTTTACACCAAGCCGCGATCTGCGCCTCAATATCAATGCTGTCGCCCTCCGTCCAAAGGTCGTCATCGAGCGTAAAGATGTGGTCGCTCGGCGCGGCAAAATCTACGACGAAACTTTCCTCGTCGCCGTCCACCGTAACGAGACCGGTCTGCAGCGCCTCGGCAACTTGTTGTTCTTCGCGCCGAACGAAGCGATCCTCGACATCGATCAAAAGATCCGACACGAATTCCGCTTCGTTGTTTGCGGCCTCGACGTCGAACGGCGACGCGCCCGCCGGCGCGTCCTCGAAGTCGGCCGGAGTGTACGGCACTTTTTCTTTTACGTAGGGCGTCGTATGGACGACTTGTTTACGAACGCGCTTACCATGCGTTTTACCCGGCCCTTCGGCCGACGAGTAAGCCGCGATCAGCTGCGACCCGAAAATCTTATCGAGTGCGAGATATTTGGTTCCATGCGTCCGCTCACGCTTGACGAACATGTTGCGAAGAAACGAGACCGGACGCGGCACAAGCCGCATGGCTTCGAGCATTTCGCGCGTTTTGAATTGGGTTACAGGATCAGCCATTGAATTTCTTCCTTATCTCCCGACCGTGTTTTCCAAGGCCGAGCTCGTGACCACATAACAACCCGCCGCGGTCATCTGGTTGATAACATCTGCGAGGACCGTCCCGGCGGCGAAGATCAGCCCTTGTGACAAAAATTCGCCGCCGATCGCCGTAGCGACAGGAAGCGCAGATCCGACTGTGGTTTTATCCACGAGGAGAATCGAGTCGAATTTGTTCGAGCCGTCGACGGCCGTCCTATCGAGCAACCGCAGCGTGCCGGCACCGGCGGCTACAGGCAGATCAAATCCATCCCCGACGATGAAGTCTGCAGAGTGGACGGTTGTGAGTGTAAAAGTGATGCCGCCGCCGGTGAAAACAGTTCCGGTAGTAATCGCTGCGATAACGATACCGACGATGATTCCGTCGGGATCGACCACAGTGAAAACACCGGCGTCGGCTTGCGCCAGAATGCACCGAACGCGATACGTACCGACTTTGGCGGGCCCGCCGGCGGCGAGCGCGAATCCTGTCAGTGTACCTGTCCCGGTATTGCCTCCCGCTTTTGCGGCAGCCGTGCCGGCGGCGACCAGAATTTTTCCGAGAACCCATCCGACTTTGCCAATCTGCGCCGCCGCCAGGCTTCCCGCCCGACGAATGGTGGGGATGATCGAGGCTCCGATCAAATTTTGCGGCTCGCTGTCCGTCCATACGCTGTTACCCATTGACGGTCAATCCTTTCGCCCGAAACGCGCGCTTCCGTGCGTCCACAAGGGCCGTTACTTTTTTGCTGTCACACCCGACGTCAACACCGCCGGCCGGTTGCTCGGCGGCTGACGACAACGCGCCTGCCGTCGCGGCCGCCTCGCGAAGTCCACCACCGTACGCGTCAATCGCGTCGGCTTGTGCGGACGCCGCGACATCGAGCAGTTTCGCCGCCACGCTTCCGACCGTGGCGCCGGGAAGGTACTTCTCGGCATTGATGACGGCGCGCACCTTTGCTTGTACAGACGGCGGCGAATTCTGGAATCTGTTTTCCAGCGCTTCAATCGCCTGAAGTCGGCCTACCATATCCGACGCGGCTTCCGTGGTTACGACCACAGGAACAACCACAGGCGCGGCGCCTGCAGGCGTGACCGTATCGTCCGCCGCCGTAGTAACCGGCGCGGGCAACACTTCTTTGACCAACGGCTTTTCAGTTTGTCCGCTCATCGGTCGTGTCCTTTCCGGTCCGGCAAACGGACCGTTACGAAATCCATCGGTTCGAATCGCTGCGAAAAATTCGTCAGCGGTTTGAATGTAGTCTACTAAACCGGCATCGGCGGCGGCCGAACCGACAAAGACGCCGCCCTGCCCAAAATTTTCCAACACAGCTTGGGGCGACACGCCGCGAAACTGCGCAATATTTCCGATCATAACGTCAGCGAGCGCGTCAACTATTTTCTGTCGTTCCGCGCGGCCCTCGTCAGTATGCGCCGGTAAATTTTTACGAGGCGATTGTGTCGAAATAATCTCCATCGTAGAATCGTCGGCCTTCGATTTGTACAGCGTCATTATCACGCCGATACTTCCCGCCAGACCACTTGCAGGCATCGACACAGATTTTGCAGCTGCACTGATCCAATACATAGCCGACGCCATCATCCATCCAAAAACGTGCACCGGCTTTGAGCTGTTATAAATCGAATACGCGAAATCTTCGACGCCTTGAATGTCGCCGCCGGGCGAGTCCGCAATCAAGCCAATCACGCGGATAGTCGGATCGGCCTCCATCGCCTTAAACTCTACCGTCAGGCGATCGATCGCGGTCATTCCGCTTATATCGCTAATCATGTCGGCGCGAGGAATGATCGGGCCGCTCGCGAACAAGAAACCGACGTCGCCTTGTACACTCGAATAACGCGTATTAACTACAGGAGCACCAAACAACTTGGACGCGGCGGCCTGCGCGGACTCAGCCGATTGATGAAACAAGGTGAGATCAGCCGACGACAACGGCGCGTCGCCGCTCGCGAACGACACGATCCGCTCAAACGCCGAGGCGCTCATTCCCCAATGTTTTGATCGAATCGTCGCGAGTAATATGTCGTGCGGTTTCATGCGTCTTTACTCCATACCTACCGCGACGAACGGCGGCTCCGCGTCGGTTGACGTCGCCGCGTCCGATGGTTCAAGACCGGCGGCGCGTATTTTTTGACGCGCGACGCGTTCTCGGTCAAGGGCGTCCTCCCATCGTCCGCCGGTCTCGGCGGTATAAATCTCTTCGTGCGTTCCGAGCACATTCTTAATAGCGAGCTCGTGCGCCTTCGCCTCGTCGAGCGGATTGAGCGATCCTCGACCAGATCCGATCCACTGTGCCTTCGACCACGCGGACCGATTAGAATAGTCGCGAAAAAATCCTGGCGCCGAAATTCTATTTCGTAAAATTGCCTCGATCAAAAGTTCGGTGTAAATCGGCTGACAAAAGCGACGAACGATCAACTGGCGATCGGCAAGACGCGCGACCCACACGTCGTTTGCAGCGGCCCGCGCCGCCGTGTACGACGAAGTATAGCGCATGAGCGCTTGTTCGACCGGGATACCTCCGGCGGCGCACGCCTGCGCCCACAACGTGTCGAAGAACACGTTGAAATTCTGATCGGATTTGTTTGGAGACGCGAGCGTGACATCTTTGTTGCCGGGCAAGGTCAATATGTTGCCGGGACCGAGACTAACGGATCCGTCGTCCCACTTTTTTGCGACGTCGCCGGTGTCAAGATTAGCGTTGGGCATCGGGCCGATGCCCATTCCCGTCGCGTCTTTCACGAACACCGTAAAGTAGCTCGCGACGAGAGCTGACATCAGCTGTGCATCACCGAGGCGCGAAACCTGCTTCATATGCTTCGCGACATTGGCCAAGCGTCCGAGACCGCGCCGTTGATTAAGGCGCTCGGGATCGACAACATGATAAATCTGCCGCCGCCCTCGACTGTCGTATACAGGCACGCGCCTGCACTTTGCTTGTTTGTAGGACAGATCATTTACAAATCTATCCCAAACCCAAACCGCGACCACCTGACCCGACGCGTCTTTTTCCACGCCGCCTTCTATGTCGAGCCCGCCCTTGACCGACGGATCGCGCACAAGGTCAGCGTCGATGAGTTTGATACTTAGCTCGTATGGAAAACCGGCCTCAGTCGGACGCCGCCATACAGGCATCCAAAAACAATCGCCGGACAACAGCATGTTAAAATAGACTAAGCCCTGCTGCTCGAATCCTGTACAAAAGCCGTCAAAGTCCGCAGAGAACGAGTCCGCCCACATACCATACTCACGTTGAAATGATTTAGCGAAAACATCGGCGGCATCGGGATCAATGCCGAGGGCCTCGGCGTCCGGACGCGGCGACACCGTCAAACCGCTCCCGATGCCGAGCGTCCGCATACGGCGCAAGATCGCCGGCGAGATCGCAGACGACATGAACAAATCTTTTTGCAGTGCACGAACACCTTCGAGCTTCGGAATCGTGTCGTAGTCCGCACTATTCGAATATGCGTCGAGACCACGCATCGCCGACGACGAACCACGCGGAACGTCGTAGCCTACGGCCGACATACCATATTGAAGCTGCGCGCGTGCGGCCGATCGTCGAAGCGCCCACGACGGCGCAAAGCGCGCAAGACCGTAGTCTACGGCGGCGGCTATTCGATCAATCTGCTCAAAGACTGTCACTCGGTACTATCCTTTGCACAAAAACACCCGCGCCATTTTCGAGACTATTAATCTCTTCGTTAAGCCGCCAAATCTCCGACGCAATCTCCGCGAGATTGGCGCGGGTCAGCATGCGTTGCCCAAGCTGATAGGACTGTCCACGCAAGACGCGCGCCTCGGCGGCAGTATAAAGCGCCCGGCGCTCTTTCAAATCGATAAGGCGCTCTTCAGTCGTGGCCATGCAATAACCTCGCCGTAAATCTTACGTTGTCGACCTCGAAATCTTTCCATTGGAGCATAGCGAACCTCTGTTTATAAAGTACACTTACAGCGTAAAAAAATAAAGTATTTTCAGCGCACGACGAAAAGATGTGTTAAATCAATAGGTTGATTGTAAGGGCTACTGATTATTTAAATATTTTTGGCGCTCAATCAGATTTAAAGGATAGGCCTTGAAGGCGACATAGGCATAGTTGCGCAGATCAATCGGCTCATTGCGCGCGCCCTCCGGACACACCCAACGCAGTTTCGGGTAGCCGAAAACAAGCTGCGTAATCATTTGTTCGCATGTCAACCCCTTAAAGTATCGATCGTCATACTCCGGACGGTTCGGAAAATGGCAATATCCGGGTCCGGTCGTGCGGATATTCAGGCGCGAATACATAGCCGTCTTAATCTCGTCCGTATAGGCAGTGTAAACAACCGTACGATATTTTTCATGACGCCGTTTCGCAACGCTCCAAAATCCCTTACCCCATCCGTCCTTACCCTGAATCGGAAAAATACGGCGCGCCTCACGGTAGGCGCAAAATTGGTGCACACACTCGGTCGCGTATTTACTGTCGATCATCACAACCTCGATCGGCATCTTTTTTCCTCCCGCGTGCGCGAATTGTTTTTTTAGATAAGCATCCAAAAGTTTCCACACACCGGGAACACCCGGCGACAGATCGCCTGATGCGTCGACCGAAGAGAACGGGTCACCTTGGATCGCTGTGTATTCGAGTGACCATGATTCTTCGGACAACCCCCAAGCGACGACTTCACACTCTATACGATCTTTTTGTACGTCCACGCCCGCAGTTATCACGAGACCGCCATCGGGCACCTCGGCATTGTAATTTTCTTTTCGCGCCATCAACGGCCGATAGGCAACCTCGTCGCCTGTAATCTTAAACGGCTTGGCGCAAACCTGATTTACAAAGACGCGTAAAAGATTTATGTCGCGCTTTTCCAGATACAAAAACCAGTCGCGCACAGCATCCGCCCACGAAAAAAATCCGGGCGGCGAATAAAAAGCCGGCGTCCGGAATGACGGAAAGCGAACGTCGCCTACCTCGTATGGTTTCCCGTCAGTACTCCCCTTTACGGTCATCCACACGCCGTGGTCGAGCATCCATGTCTTATGTTTGTGCTCATCAATTTTTTCAGCACAGTGCGGACACTCCGCCCACACTTCAAGCGGTAGGCCGGTCAACGGATCTGTTTCGTCGGACCATCGGATAACGTCCCACTCCAAAAGCAGCATAGGGCCGTCTTTGGCACCGCGCGGGTTGCAGTGCGGACACGGAACATATACATGCTCTTGTGAGCCGGCTTCGAACGCGGGCCAGATCGTCGACGTCTCCGCGTTGACCGGCGTCGATAATCTAAAAAGTTTGTGACCGGGAAAGTTGGTCATGCGCTTTTTTAATAGCGCAACGCTGGATCCTTGATTGCCTACCGACGGCTCATACGTGTCCTCCTCATCGGCGACGCCTTTACCGGTAGATTTCGATCGCAGAAAGTCGGATGAATTAGCCGGGCCGATATTGAAGTAACCGCCCGGATAACTTTTGAGCTCTTTGCGATCCACATAACCTTTTGGTTTTTCGCTTCCGAGAATATATTTTAATCGATCGCATGCACGAAGCGACGCTGCCAATTTTTGATCAGAAAAGTCGTCGCAGTCCTCCGGTCTTTTGAGCACATACGTAAAAGGTCCTGGATCCACGTCTGCCGAAAACAAGCCCCATGCGATCGCTACTGATGTTCCGCCGAGTTGGTTTCCCTTTACCCAAACCGGTTCTTCGGCGCACGATGGCGGCGACAAACATCGCATGATACGACGAAGGAACGGAAAGCGCGACGTGCGCCACCTTCCATATTCTGACGCCGTCTCTTGCGGCAAAATATAATGCGCGTCCGCCCATTCATCCAACCACATGAGCGATCCGATCCGGAGCTCGCCGAAAAACGCGCCAACGACGCGCGCTATTTTGTCGGCTGACGACGGAACGTCAACTAAGGGTGAGCTCTGTTTTTTCGGTCGTGCCACGATTCAAGTCTCGCAATGTTTCGAAGGCCTCATTTAATCCCTGCACCAATAACAACCGACACGCGCCGGGCGTGCTTTCAGCCGCCAACACCGGAGCAAGGCGTGTCGTCATCGAAATGAGCTGCGCGCGCAGTCGAAACACAATGTCGCGATTCGCGGCTATAACCTCATCGATCGACATCAAGCTACCGTCCGCGATCCGCGCCTCACGCGCTTGCTGTTTTATTTTCAGCTTTTCAGCGACGAGCTTTGCCGATCCTATATCGGCAATTCGATCAATGTCGGCGTCGCTCATCGTCGACGCGGCGATGTCGGCGACGTCGTCGCGATACACCTCAGTGTTATTCGGCACAGACGGAGCAACCAAAAGCGGGGCGATGTCAATGTCGCCCACAGGGATCGGACGATATAGGCGCTCTTTATTCCGGCGAAAGTCGGCGGGCCAGCGCGCTTGCGGGCGACGGATGATAAAGTCGTAGCCGGTTTTGTTCCAATTGATTAGCACGGTATGGTAGGTGCCGCGCCTAAACTTGAGACAATGTGCGCGCGGTATGATGCCTTGTACCAGCGCCTCCTTGATGTACTGTTGCGTCGCTTGCGATCGCTCACCGAATTGATTAACGTTTAGGTATCCCGGCACCATGTCCATGGTTTCGGGAAGCGCGTCGATCAATTCAACCCACTGTTTCGATGTAAAGGCCGCCGGCATGCTCCACTTCCTTTCGTTGTGTTGCGCGCAAGGTTTCGAATAACGATGCACATCGACATTGGTCCGTCGCCGTAACGCTTATTGTTGCGGGTGAGTCTGCACCAAATACAAAACAACGATCGCGTAGACGCGGGCGGGCTGAATACAAAGCACAGATCACTTACGCAGGCGATACGTCCGCGCTTAATCGCATATACGTCGGCGATTCGCCGTCGAAATCTAGATCGCCCAAAAAATGGGACGATTCGCTCAAACAACGTAGGACGCAATCCTACGACTTCA